TGATCTAGCTTCATGCCCCCGCTACACGCATGTCATGAAGAAGACGCCAAACGAAATCCTAGAACTACAGGTTGGCGGGTTTTACCGTGACATCGACCTAGGTGATCCAGAAGCAGACTACACAGACATCCAAGAAAAATATGACGAGCTTGATGGGGAGACAGCCGTCATAGAAGACGATGACCGCCACACGATACTTGAGATGCATGTTACGATGAACATGCCAGAAGAGTTCGACGATCCTGACGGCATCGCCCGCCCATACGTTATTACAATCGACAAGTCTTCCCGTGAGATTCTAGCTATTCGAAGGAATTGGTATGAGGAAGATACGAAGAAAAAGAAACGTCTCCATTTCATCCATTACAAATACTTGCCGGGTTTGGGCTTCTACGGTACGGGGCTTATTCATCTCATCGGTGGTCTCGCCAAGTCTGCCACTTCAATTCTTCGTCAGCTTGTTGATGCTGGTACATTATCAAATTTGCCTGCTGGCCTTAAAGCTCGCGGTCTCCGCATCAAGGGTGATGACTCGCCTCTTATGCCGGGGGAATTTAGGGATGTCGATGTTCCGGGTGGTGCAATCCGTGATTCGATTACGTTCATCCCTTATAAAGAACCATCGGGAGTACTCTATTCGTTACTCGGAAACATTGTTGAAGAGGGACGACGAATTGGATCTGTTGCAGACGTTCAAGTTGGGGACATGAACGCACAGGCTCCAGTGGGTACTACGCTTGCCCTGATGGAGCGTTCCATGAAAGTTATGTCTGGTGTTCAGGCACGACTGCATGCGTCGATGAAGAAAGAACTTCGACTGCTGTCAAACATCATTCGTGATTACATGCCCGCCGAATATGCATACGAAATGGAAGGGGACTTTGACCGTCAGAAAGACTTTGACTCACGCGTTGACGTTATTCCTGTGTCTGACCCGAACGCGGCAACAATGTCCCAACGAATCATGCAATACCAAGCGGCACTTCAGCTATCCCAACAGGCACCACAGCTATACGATATGGGTAAGCTACACAGACAAATGCTTGAAGTTCTTGGGATTCAAGACGCGGACGATATCATTAAGTTACCAGATGACATCAAGCCTGCTGATCCTGTAACGGAAAACATGATGATCTTGAAACAAGAGCCGACGAAAGCCTTCAAGTATCAGGATCATGAGGCCCACATTGCAGTTCACATGAGTGCCATGCAAGATCCAAAGATTCAACAAATGGTTGGTCAATCTCCTTTTGCCTCTGCGATCCAGCAGTCTATGGCAGCGCATATCACTGAACACGTTGCGTTCCAGTATCGCCGTGAGATTGAGAAGATGCTTGGAGTGGAGATGCCGAATGAGGATGAGCCATTACCGGAAGATATCGAGATTGAAATCTCGCGCATGTCAAAGGATGCAGCTGAAAAACTTCTCAAAAAGGATCAAGCTGAGGCACAGCAACAGCAAATCCAAAAGCAGCAACAAGACCCAGTCGTCCAAATGCAGCAGCAAGAGCTACAGCTCAAAGCTAAGGAACTCGAACACAAAATTCAGATGGATACCCAAAAACTCCAAATCGATGCAATGGCTAAGAACGCAAATGCGCAGATCCAAAAAGAACGTATCGAAGCGGAAAATAAGCGCGAAGGCGCGCGTCTTGGGGTCAAGCTCGCATCTGACCTTGATAAGGCAGATCGCGAGGAAAAGAAAGAAGGCGTAAGACTTGGAGTAGAAATCGCAAAGGAGATAGAAAAGAATAATGATTGATATATTCGAGGTGCTTAATAGAAAGATTGATGCATACGAAGACGACATCAAAACCTTTCTAGCATCTGGTCAAGCTGAAGACATGGCAATGTATAATCGTATCGTGGGAAGGAACGAAGCATTGCAGTTCATCAAGCAAGACTTAGCGGATATCGAAAAAAGATATATTGATAATTGAATATATCTTCGGTATCTTGAAAACGGGAGACCTCGCGGAGTTCCGCGCAAGGTGACTGTGAACCTTAAATCACTGCAGGTAAAAAATGTATACTGGCAATAAAGAAACAGAGGAAAAGGTAGCCTCTAAACTACCTAAACCACAAGGATACAAGATCCTTATTGGTGTACCGGAAGTAAGTGACAAGACCGAAGGTGGGGTGTTTATGCCTGATGGCATTAAATCCGCCGAAGAGACAGCCTCTATTATAGGTTTTGTTATGGAGCTAGGCCCAGATGCCTACGCAGATAAAGAAAAATTTCCACATGGTGAGTACTGCAAGAAGGGCGACTTTGTAATATTCCGCTCTTATTCCGGCACTCGATTCAAGATTCATGGGAAAGAATTTCGATTAATCAACGACGACACTGTCGAGGCAGTTGTCGATGATCCAAGGGGGTACACTCGCGTATGAGTAATGCAGCAGAACAAGAGTTTGAAGACGAGACAGTCGCAGAAGCTCTAGCAAAGCATGAGTCTGACGATGACGATAGCGGCTTTGATATTGAAATAGTTGACGACACACCTGAAGAAGACAGGGGTAAGCCTCGTCGTGCAGAGGGTGCCGAACCAAATATTCCTGAAGATGATGAGATCCAATCTTATAGTGAAGGCGTACAAAAGCGTATCAAGCAATTAAAGTTTGAGTACCATGAGGAACGCCGAGCAAAAGAAGAGGCGGCTCGCCTACAAGAGGAAGCTCTAAGCTATGCGCAGCAGGTGCAGCAGCAAAACAAAGAGCTATTAAAAAGATTGGAAGACAATGACGGTGTTCTCCTTTCTCAAGCTAAGGGCCGTGTTAATGCGGAGTTAGACAAGGCGAAGGCGGCGTACAAAGCTGCTTATGAGATTGGTGACCCTGACGCTCTTCTTGAGGCACAGGAAAAACTTACGGCGCTTCAGACTGAGAAGATTCGCTACGAAAACTACAAGCCTCAAAAGCCTCAGCCAGCTCAACAGCAGCCACAACCTCAGCCTCAGCCACAGGTGGCAAGGCCAAGTGAACGTGCCTTAAAGTGGGCTGAACGCAACCAGTGGTTTGAGAAAGACCCAGACATGACTGGTCTCGCTTATGGGGTTCATCACCGCTTGCAACAAGCTGGTGTTGCTTTAGACAGCGAAGAGTATTACAATCAGATTGACGCTGCGGTTCGCCGCGCGTTTCCAGATAGGTTTGATGACGGAGAAATTGAAGAGTCAGCCTCTCCTCGTCAGACGGGCAACGTGGTCGCCCCTGCTGCTAGAAGTAGCAAGAAACCACGCAAGATTAAGCTGACCTCTACTCAGGCTGCTCTCGCCAAGCGGCTTGGTCTGACTCCAGAACAGTATGCGGCGCAAGCAATGAAGGAACAGAACCGATGACGAACCGTAACTCACGCACTACAGAGACCCGCGAAGCGGATCAACGCAAGGTGTCATGGCAGCGACCTTCGATGTTACCTGTCCCCGAACCCAAGCCCGGTATTGAATACCGCTGGATTCGCACATCAACACTAGGGAACAGTGACAATACGAATGTCTCTTCTAAATTTCGTGAGGGCTGGACACCAGTTCGTAAAGAGGATCATCCGAACCTTCAGGTTGTGTCTGATATCGATTCTCGATTTACAGACAATATTGAGGTCGGTGGGTTATTGCTTTGTCAAAACTCTGCCGAAAATGTGCAGGCAAGACGCGATGCACAGAATGCTCAGGCTCAAAGCCAGATGCAAGCTGTGGACAACTCTTATTTGCGCAACTCAGACCCGCGTATGCCCGTCCTGAATCCAGAACGGCAAACACGGACTTCGTTTGGCAAGTAACCTTTCGGGGGGGCTTGCTAGTTTGAAACTTCGATTGTGAGGAAAGAGCAATGGCTTCTACAGCAGCTCCTTATGGTCTTCGTCCGGTGAAACGAGCGGACGGAATGCCATACTCCGGTGCGACAAGTCAGTACAAAATCGATCCCGCTGGTGAGGCTACAAACCTATTTTATGGGCAAGCAGTTATCATCGGGGCAGATGGGTACATCGCACTGGCGACAGGTACAGGCGCAGACCTGACCACCAACTCTATCTCCGGCACAACAGGCGTAGGCACCATCGGTGTATTCGTTGGTTGTGAATATACTAACTCAATGGGTCAGACTGTTCAGGCTCAGTACTATCCGTCAGGAACAGCTAATGGTGGCGACATCATTGCGTACGTTGTTGACGATCCTAATGTACTGTTCCAAGCACAGCTTGACGGTGCAGGCGCGCAAACTGTGATCGGTACGAACACATTCTTTGCGTCAGCTCAGAGTACTTCAACTGGTAACACAGCGACAGGTAACTCTACTTCTGCATTGGATGCGACTGTTGTAACTACAGCAGCAGCGTTCCGTATTGTCGCCCACGTTTCTGACGCGGGTGATGCGTATCCAGATGTTCTTGTAAAGATCAATCCCGGCGCGCATCAGATGACAAATAATGTTGGCTTATAATAGGAGACTGAAAGATGGCTATTTCACGCGCGCAGCTCCTTAAAGAGCTACTACCCGGACTAAACGCTTTGTTTGGATTGGAGTACGACAAGTACGAAAACGAACATGCGGAAATCTATGAGACTGAAAACTCAGAGCGTAGCTTTGAGGAAGAAGTTAAACTATCTGGTTTTGCAGCAGCGCCTGTAAAAGCGGAAGGTTCTTCCATCTCATACGACAACGCACAAGAAGCGTTCACAGCTCGCTACAACCACGAAACGGTTGCAATGGGCTTCTCCATCACTGAAGAGGCAATGGAAGATAACCTGTATGACTCACTGTCTGCACGTTATACAAAAGCATTGGCTCGTGCGATGGCGTACACAAAACAAGTTAAAGCTGCTTCTCTTTTGAATAATGGCTTTACTACATTCAACTCTGGCGATGACGTTACTTTGTTTGCGACAAACCACCCAACTGTTGAGGGTGGCACTA